CCAACGAAACCTTAGAGCTAGCTAACACCCTACTCAGTTGTAATACCTCTCTTGAGTATGAGAGTATCCTAGGTATTCTAGAGCTTAGGAGAGATGTATGTCTACGCTAGAAGGTAAAGGTAAAGGTAACGGTCACGGTGACGGTAACGGTACCGGTAACGGTTACGGTTACGTTTATGGTAACGGTACCGGTTACGGTGACGGTGACGGTTACGGTGACGGTAACGGTACCGGTAACGGTGACGGTAACGGTGACGGTAACGGTTACGGTAAAGGTAACGGTGACGGTAACGGTTACGGTAGCGGTTACGGTGACGGTGACGGTGACGGTAACGGTGACGGTAACGGTGAAGCAATATTGGAGGAGATGGGAATCCCTAAGGCTCTAAAGCACTTGTTTCTCCCACTCTCCAACGAAAGCTTAGAGCTAGCTAACACCCTACTCAACTGTAATACCTCTCTTGAGTATGAGAGCATCTTAGGTATCCTGGAACTTAGGAGAGATGTATGTCCACGCTAGAAGGTCACGGTGACGGTAACGGTACCGGTAACGGTTACGGTGACGGTGACGGTGACGGTAACGGTTACGGCAACGGTCACGGTATCGGTAACGGTAACGGTACCGGTTACGGTTACGGTTACGGTTACGGTAACGGTGACGGTAACGGTAACGGTTACGGTGACGGTTACGGTGACGGTGACGGTAACGGTTACGGTAACGGTAACGGTAACGGTGACGGTGAAGCAATATTGGAGGAGATGGGAATCCCTAAGGCTCTAAAGCACTTGTTTCTCCCACTCTCCAACGAAAGCTTAGAGCTAGCTAACACCCTACTTAGTTCTAATACCTCTCTTGAGTATGAGAGTATCCTAGGTATCCTAGAACTTAGGAGAGATGTATGTCTATGCTAGAAGGTAACGGTGACGGTGACGGTACCGGTAACGGCAACGGTAACGGCAACGGTTACGGCAACGGTCACGGTACCGGTAACGGTAACGGTAACGGTTACATTTATGGTAATGGTACCGGTACCGGTAACGGTAACGGTAACGGTGACGGTTACGGTTACGGTAACGGTGACGGTTACGGTAACGGTTACGGTACCAGTAACGGTAACGGTCACGGTAACGGTACCGGTACCGGTAACGGTAACGGTGAAGCAATATTGGAGGAGATGGGAATCCCCAAGGCTTTACATCACTTGTTTCTCCCACTCTCCAACGAAAGCTTAGAGCTAGCTAACACCCTACTCAAATGTAATACCTCTCTTGAGTATGAGAGCATCCTAGGTATCCTAGAACTTAGAAACGATTAGCAACGAACTGAACCGAGGTGTGAGATGTCAAATTTTTTCAACAACCCAAACGCACACTCAGTAGTCGTAGACAGAGTTCCGTGTGCCTTCGCCAAGGCACACAATGGAGAATCCGGTACCCACTATACTGTTGTAATCTTCGATAAAAAGCAGAACGTGCTATACGTTGGTTCGGAATGTGAGCATAAGCATGGAGAAGCGGTTCAAGCGTTCCATGAAATGGGAGGTGAAACCTGTTTCTCAGTCACTGCTAAGTTCCGTGCAGCGTTGGGACGTGTAAAGTCCTTGCGGGGACAATCAATTAGCTCGTATCGAAACGAGTTGGGGGAACTGCATGGAGCTAGCCCTTTGATGCGCGCAGCATTCAATACCACTAAAGAGCACATGATCGAGGTTCACAACAGCAGGGTGAGTAAGGAGGCTGCTGAACGTCCTATGGAGGTTGTTGCACTACAAAGGCTAGTAGATAAGCTCACACGAAGCGTAATGACGCTACCCAGTGTTACCTCCGTGGGCAAGCACTCTCACAGGGTTAGCCATTTTCATAAGCACGTAACACTCGTTCCGAGAGTCCTTGAGGTACGCAACGTTACGCATGCTTACAGCTTCACTCACAATGGATTCGTTTTGCCCAGCGGCAATTACCTGCACTTAACGACACCACTAGACACCGCAACATTCGCAGTTAGAGAACCCGAACAAAAGAAATGGCTTGTTGATGAAAGCGCAGTTCGTCGGTGGGCCGAGAACAACCACACCAGCATTGTGCGCAACGAGCAGTTCTCCATTCCAGGAAGTAAGTGTGTCTTCTGCGGAGAATCATATGAGCGAATGGGCAAGCATACGCGAGGCATGAAACACAAGGAGCGTGTGCTAGACGTTGTTAAGCTTGTGTGCAAGGCTATCAGCCCAACTGGCTTGCGCATGATTAATAACCCAAAGCACGCGTCAGCTTTCTTTCGCGCATTGTGAATCGTAGGAAAATATGAACACTGTAAATTGTGAACTGACATACGCGCAGCAGTCGCAAGTCTTGTCTAGGTTTACGGTTGATTCCGTGTATGGAGCTTGGGACCCTACTAAGCAGGCCTACACTGGCCGAAAAGCAGTAGTCCACTGCAAGATGTGCCCACAACTAGATGAGCGCATCGAGGGCTTGAAGACGCACAAGTCTTCTTGGCAGATTGAAGAAGAAGGCGTAGTACGTGTGTACCGCTCACACAGCACCAGTAACGTGCAGCCAACTATGCGAGCTTTGTACGCGCACTTAGTTCAGGTGCACAACGTCTCCCCGTGCAAAGTATGTAATCAGCTAGTAACTCATCGTGGCGTAAAGAAGCATCAAGCTTCTCCTGCATGCCAATCAGAGCTTCGCAGATTTTCGATGCGAGAAATGGGATTCGAAAAGCTGCACACCCACCTACAAAGCGTGTTTCTGTCAGCCATGAATGACAAAGCAAAGGAACTTAAGGCACACGTAGACTGGATGGATTGGAAAACGTTTAGAAAAATCGATCGATCTTTGGAGGAAGCTAAAGAAGAGTTTCTAGACCGCCTAGGCATTACAAACGCTCGCACCGCCTGGAACCCTACCTGTCGTACATATGAAGAAGAATGCTGGGCGCCAGAGGGCATCAGTGCGTTGTTGGACTTGTTGTATGGTTCGCCAGGGGAAGAAGCACTTTACACGCTAAATGAGTTCTTGGATGGAACGCAAGAAACTAAAGACTCCATTCTAGCGATACTTGAGCTTAGAAAGGAAAATTCATGAAGCGCTATACACCAAAACAGGTTGAGACTGACACTGTCAAGTGTGGTCGGCTTGCCACACCAGACGGAATGATGGGCACAGACCCGCTATTCGTATATTACGATACGTCACTAGACAAATTCACCACATATCCAGTGGTAAACGCTCTGCCCAAGCACTTGTACATCACCACGATTTATCCTCGCACACGAGAACAGGAGATTTCTCAGGTAGACGAGATCGAGAAGTTTCATAGAGAAAACAATCCCGAGGTCTATACAAGGAGAGCCGGAGCATGAAGCCTTTCATTATTCTAGGACTGTGTGCAAGCTTGACTGGTTGTACGGAGCGCATCGTGTACGTTACAATTGACAGCGATGCAGGCATCACGAGGGACGACGGAGCCACCGCAAGCACAATGGAAGATGCTGCTGGTTTAGTGGGCGAAGACGCACGTAATGTCGTCATTTCCGACGACACTGGAGGATTTCCTGAATGCCCAGGACTATCACTCAACGAAGCAAGAACCTACCGCGCTGAAAGAAACACTTGCGTCGGTCCCTTGGTGAATGCCAGAGTTGTTAATCTACAACAAGCAAGGATTTCCACCTGCACGGCAACCGGTCAGGTACTGGCTGAATACTGCGATAGCGTGTTTATCCCGCTCTATTTCAGCGGAGATTGGGAGCCGGTTGGAGTGGGTAGCCGGGGTGTGCGCTTTCCAGTTACCTGTGGAGGTGTGAGGTATGACTGCCTGCTGACTATGCTAGTAGCTGCGTCGGGGCAGGTTGATTTGTCCTGTGTTTCAGGTGTTGAAAACTGTAGCATTCACTGGGTAGAGGGATGACCATGCATATCATGATCACGCAACCGTGCGCGTTCGTTGGCGACATGTCAGAGCATACAAAAAGATATGTTGCGGAAAGGAATGCCAAGATCCTGCTTTGTGCAGAATACCCAACCAACACAGGGTATATTACTCCAGTAAAGCTACTAGGTGACCCAAATACTGCGTTCAGTCACAGCATTGCTGACTTGCTTGTTACGTCTGGAATTTTGTCGCGCGAACCAATTCTCGGAGAAGATGGAAAGCAACTACACATAACGCTACTCAAGAAGAAGTCTCCTCTGTGGAGCTACTCTTGGGCGCTTGAAGACTTCGCAGTTCTTGATGAAGAAAAGCTTTTAGAGGTAGGCTGGGACTTGAGACAAACACCCGGTTTCTTTAACCTCGTAGTTGTGGAAGCTCCAGAGGAAGAAGAAGAGACAGAACCTGAGGAAGAAGAAGAGAAAGACGACAAGGAAAACGAGTAGCGATTTCTTGTTGACAACTATAGCCAGTGACAGTACAGTACGAATGGGTTGAGTATTACCCAGTAACAATAAGTAAAGGAAAAGTAAAATGGAAACTAACACGTCTATCACCGACCTGATTGTAAATTCTTTTGCAGCGGAGGAAGCAGTAAAGAAGTCACAGATTGCCTATGAACAAACTCTTGCCGATATTGTGAAGGTGAACGGATCATCTACCTTCTGCTTTGAAGGAAAGTGGTACCAGATCCGCAGCCGTAAGTCGGAGGAAGAGGGACGAGTGATTAACTACCTGTGTAAGCTGAAGGCTGAGCCGAGGACATGGTTGACCGGACGACCGAAGAAGCTTTCCACTGAAACTGACGCTGTAGAGTTCAACAACGCAACGTTTGACGCTTCGTCTAATACCACTGTCATTGAGTGAGGAAAAATGTACACGCACAGTATTTTGCGCCGAGAGCAGGGTGTTTTCGTTCCCACTGGACACGATGTGGTCGTGAACCACGACGAGCCGCTAGAGAGTATCATCAAGTCCTGTGACGACCTGGCACGAAACGCAGCAAAGACTTCTACGAAAGAGGAAGTATTTGCCTACCGAGTCGGAGAGTTCGTCGAGTACGCAGTTAGCAGCGCATTCTTCATGTGGAGGGGACCTAATGAGTAAAGTCCTTGTGAAGGACGGTAATGGAGTGTGTGCCGACCTACCCAAGAACATCAAGACAGCTATCTATGACATGGAGTTTGAAAAGCTAGATAGATTCTATAGGGCAGCTAAGGTGTGGTTCGACGCGTATAAGAAGACTTTCGTCTTCGAAGATCGAGCAGCGCTAGGGCATGGTGGCTGATTATGGGGGAGGGTCTGCACAAGGCTCTCCCTCATGTCTTTTATGCGTACGGAGTATCATGGCTAGAACAAAGGACAAAGAACGTGAGGAATTGATTAAGCGGCTTGGTGTACCAGAGAACACCAAGCTGACAAAGATACAACTGCAAGAAAAGTTGCAAAAACAAATCGAGGAAGACGAGAAGATCGCAGAGCAAAAGGCACTAACTCAGCTAATAGCTGGGGACGTACCGGACGTGCCCGCCGACAAGTTGCAGATTCCTTATTCTCCTAAGGAAATTGAAGACCCGTTTACTGGGCTAACTGAGCGTCAGAAGATGATTGCTAGGCTACGTATGCGCGGCCTATCACAAGAAGCGATAGCTAACGTCATTGGCACGAGCCAAGTATGGATTAGTAAAGAACTAAAAAGAATCAAAGAATGGCAAGCATCCAGGGGTAAAAACGTAAATCAAGAAGAAGTAGTAGGCAGCACTGCATCTCTTTACGAAGAAATTGAATTTAGAGCCTGGGAACTGTACCACTCAGCAGAGGAAGTTAGTGACAAGGCTAAATCCTTAGCAGTGGTGATGCAGGCGCGAGAAAAGCACACAAAGCTTTTGATGGACTTGGGCTTGATCAAGAAGGCTGAGATCAACGTCAAGCATACTTTGGAGGTGTCGCCGTTCATCAAGGCGTGGAAGAACGGAGATGCAAAGAAATCCCTTGGAGATGCTATCGTAGCTAAACAGTTGGTTGCGTTGGAAGAACCAACACCTGATCCTGGCATCGAAGACGCAGAGGTGGTAGACACAGAGACCGCGAATGACGACCCTACTTCAGAAGACCTCGTTCTCGACAGCGAATGAGTTCGTGGCTTGGCTTGCCTTGGTTAACGAAATCGCAGATAAACCAATTCAGCGAGTTTCAGTTACCAGGGCAACTCTAGACATGCTAATCGCTGAATGGGCTAACTCTAGGAAGTACGAATGGACTAAGTATAAGTTTGCCAGCTCCGATACTGGTGAAGTGCTACTGTCAACACCTTGGGGACCTGTGTTTATTGAGGAAGGTTAGTAGGCTAGACCAGGCAAGTGCCCAGGCGTTGGCCGAAGCCACTGGACATAAAAGCTCATCTGGAGAGGATGAAGGATAACATGATCATAACAGCTATGTTGAAATCACTTCGCCGCATTCGAGAGAGCGCGGCGATTGTCATTATTGAAGAAGTGGTAATCCCCTGGTACAGCGAGCGCGCAGCAGTCAGTGCACCGACAGCACAGGACGGATTGAACATACATAAAGAAGTAGCAACAAAGCTTTTAGAAGCAGTTGTTGGAGTAGAGTGGGCATACCGCCATGGACCAGAAGAACTGGAAGGGCACTTCTTAGTTACTGACTTGACGGTAGACGTAGAAGACAACGTGTATGTGTATAGCGTGCACTTCATCCCTTTAGGGGACGTTGAGGCTGAGGTTTCAGAGCTTCCGTTGCATGCGTTCCTTCAAGTATTCCAGCCTGTAGGGGACGCCACCAAGCTGAAGATGTATGACGCGTGAAGATGTCCTACTTCCCTGAGTATGGAGCTTAGGAGAGACGTATGTCTACGCTAGAAGGTAACGGTAACGGTAACGGCAACGGTAACGGTTACGGTGACGGTGACGGTAACGGTTACGGTAACGGTAACGGTACCGGTAACGGTAACTACAGTTACGGTAACGGTTACGGTGACGGTAACGGTTACGGTAACGGCAGCGGTTACGGTAACGGTTACGGTAAAGGTAACGGTTACGGTAACGGTTACGGTAACGGTAACGGTTACGGTAACGGTTACGGTGACGGTTACGGTGACGGTAACGGTGAAGCAGTATTGGAGGAGATGGGAATCCCCAATGCTCTAAAGCACTTGTTTCTCCCACTCTCCAACGAAACCTTAGAGCTAGCTAACACCCTACTCAAATGTAATACCTCTCTTGAGTATGAGAGCATCCTAGGTATCCTAGAACTTAGGAGAGAGACGTATGTCCACGCTAGACGGTTACGGTAACGGTTACGGTAACGGTAACGGTCACGGTAACGGTAACGGTAACGGTAACGGTAACGGTAACGGTCACGGTAACGGTAACGGTTACGGTAACGGTAACGGTACCGGTAACGGTAACTACAGTTACGGTAACGGTAACGGTTACGGTTACGGTAAAGGTAACGGTGACGGTGACGGTAACGGTGACGGTGACGGTAACGGTTACGGTAACGGTGACGGTTACGGTGACGGTTATGGTGAAGCAATATTGGAGGAGATGGGAATCCCCAATGCTCTAAAGCACTTGTTTCTCCCACTCTCCAACGAAACCTTAGAGCTGGCTAACGCACTACTTAGTTGTAATACCTCTCTTGAGTATGAGAGCATCCTAGGTATTCTAGAGCTTAGAAACGAACAACTAATTAATTCACAAAGAGGTACGAAGTGAGCGACGCTATTATCAATCTGGGATCTAGGACGTCTCCTGATGGAGCAACACACAATGTTGCCTTGAAGGCAGCTGCGTTAACTACACATGCGGTAATTTGTGGTGCCACAGGCTCCGGTAAGTCAGGCTTGATTATCGGAATGGTTGAGGAGCTTGTTAGAAATAACATCCCAGTATTTCTGTGTGACATCAAAGGAGACATCGCAAACGTAGCTTTGCAGCCTGAGGAAGTACGCGAACGTATGGCACTGCGCTTCCTGACCCCAGGGGGAAATCACGGTGAGGCTGTAAACATCTTTTCAGGCATCGAAAATGAAGATCGAATCACGTCTACGGTAACCACGCTGTTCAAGCTCATGGGAACCAAAGCAGACGTAACATCTACACAGCATACATTTCTAGCAAACATCATTCAGTGGAGGCTAAAGGGCAACAAGCCGTGCACTATCGTCGATGTCCTAAACGACATCGCAGAGCCGCCGTTTGAGTACCTGGGTATGCTGCCGCTGGACGAAGTGTTCCCAGCTCAGTCTCGTGGAAAGTTGATGGCGAAACTGAACAATCTTCTCGCTGCGCCCTCGTTCCAAGCATGGAGGGAAGGCGTGTCCATTGACGTGACACGGTTGCTTGAGTGCGCGCCTGGAAAAGTACCCGTCGTAATCTACTCCGTTGCACACCTAGTCGATGACGCAGAGCGAAACTTTGCCATCAGCATGTTTCTTGAAGAAATGCTTTCTTGGATGCGCAAGCAACCCGGCACAGCGGATCTCAAAATGTGCCTATTACTGGATGAGATGTACGGAGTGATGCCCCCACACCCAGCAAACCCACCAACTAAAAAGCCCCTGCTGACCATGCTCAAGCAAGCACGCGCCCATGGATTGGGTATCGTCATTTGCTCTCAGAATCCAATGGACTTGGATTACAAAGGTATGTCGAACGCGCAGACCTGGTTGGTTGGACGCCTGCAGACACAGAATGATAGAGCAAGAGTAGTCAACGGAATCTGCGCTGCCACTCCACAGGATTCACGGGTTGTAGAATCTAGTATCGCACGTTTGCAACCACGACAATTCCTGTTGGTCCGTCCCACAGGAACGGCCATTTTCACGTCACGAGACTGTAGCGCCGAGCTTCGTGGCCCAATGAGTCCTATTGAGATTAAGAAGCTGTTTTCCACTGGAGTTGCAGAGCAAATCATGAGTCTTCAACTGCTAAAGTTGAAACTTGAAGAGGCAAGGGCAGAGTTTGAGCGTCAACAATCTGACTTTGCGTGGGCCAAAGTAGAAGACGCAACGCGTGCTATTGACGTATATCAGGCGAAGAACGCGTAATACACTCATCTCTGTATTGAAAGACATATATGTCTACCTTAGACGGGGACGGTGCCGGTAACGGTGACGGTTACGGTGACGGTCACGGCAAAGGTTACGGTAAAGGTAACGGTGACGGTAACGGTAAAGGTTACGGTAACGGTGACGGTGACGGTAACGGTTACGGTAACGGTACCGGTAACGGTAACTACAGTTACGGTAACGGTACCGGTTACGGTGACGGTGACGGTGACGGTTACGGTAAAGGTTACGGTAAAGGTTACGGTAACGGTTACGGTGACGGTGAAGCAATATTGGAGGAGATGGGAATCCCCAAGGCTTTACATCACTTGTTTCTCCCACTCTCAAATGAAACCTTAGAGCTAGCTAACTCATTACTCAACTGTAATACCTCTCTTGAGTATGAGAGTATCCTAGGTATTCTAGAACTTAGGAGAGATGTTATTGCATAGCGCGCGTGCTAAGCTGGAGTTGTTGGTTGATGCAACAGACAGAGAGGCAAAATGAATGCTGGCGGCTTACCATTCGATGATGAATTTCCCCTTCAATTTGCTGAAGTAATAGGAGATCACGCACTCACTGACAGTATGAGAAAAGCCATAATCTGGGCGTCTATACAACGCTTCTTAGATGAAACAGAGCAGAATACGATAGACACTGAAGAGTTCTCCCAAACGGAAATAACAATGTCTAAGTATGTTCAATTTCATGGACCGTTTAACGACGTTGACGAGGCGTTTGAAGAAAGTAAGAAACGGATAGGGGTACTAGTTGCACCTAGGCATATGTGGACCGGTGATGATGAGTTTGTTTTCTTGGCAGTGTTGGCGAACTAGAGGTAAAAGCATGCGAGAACAGTATACAAACCTGCTAATTTGGATCGCAGCAAAGCTCAATGTGTGGTCATACTCCCTTTTTCAGAGGGCGTTGAACGCTTACCCCAACACGGAGAAACAGCAACAGTCCCCTGAGCCTGCGCAAGAAATCAAGAAGCTTCCAGAATTGCCCTCACCAGACACGCTTTTGCCTCTTGTGTTGGGCGACGATAACGAGCCGGTACCTATGGTGTTCGAAGAGCTTCCAGAGAAAGAAGTGTTTAACGCCATGTTTGAGCGCAAGTACGGAAAGAACGGATTTTGCCCAATGGACATCGGAGGGAACGTCAAACTACTGTCCGCTAATACAGTATACACCTTACTTGAGAAAATCAGGACTAGCGAAGAAGCTACCCCGACTCAATTAGCGATGTACGGAACGTTGATGGCAATTATTATGCATGCTCATGGAGAACCGCTCAACGCTGCAAGCAGTCTAAACTGAGCTTGACACGGGCCTGCTCGGCTCATACCCTCTCTACAAAGGAAGCTGACACAGTGACCAACTTCTATTTTGCCTATGTTCCTGACGTCAATAACCCTAACAGGACTATGACGATCGCATACACCATCAGTGGCAATCGTGTGAGGTTTGGGTTCTCTATAAACGCGCCAACCGAATGGGTGTGTGCTTACAGTAGTCAAGAGCGGATAACCTTCGTGAAAAAGCCTGGAGATCAATTCAATAAGAGAAAAGGCAAGGAAATTGCAATAGGTAGGTATGAAAGCAGGAAGTCTACCACTCTGGTTACCTCAGGAACGTTAAACAAGAGAGACGCCCTCATCGAAATCCTAAACTTTTTGGCCATTACCCAGGGCAATCGACATGTTAGCCGGATGGCTAAGCAAGAAGCTGAATACCTCTTGTGGTGCTGTAAAATGGACGAAGGAAAAGCACGATGACTACCGCAGAAGACTTGCGAGAGTTAAGGGACGCGCTCGACTCGATCTATCACGGAGCGCTGCCAAGGTGGGGCAAGCCCACAACTAGGCTCGGAGAACAAGCGCAAACCATGGCTGTAGAAATCTACAGGAAGTACGTAAACGCGAGGCTGATGGAAGGCTCAGCTCAAGCGGCTGTCAAAGAATCCGTGCTAAAGGTAGACCAGCACCGTACGGTCAATGAAATGCTCACAGCTCGGTGCGAGGTCGCGGAGGAAACGATAGAAAAGCTTCGCGAAGAAAACTCGCATATGCGTACCGAACGCGACGCAGCACGTTATGCTTTTGTCAAAGTAGCAGAAGCGCTGGGATTGGTGAGCACAGACGACACCGGACGTATTGGAGATGTAGCACCACTAGAGTGTGTGATTGCTGTAGCACGTAGTGCCAACGCGGCTCTAAGCAGGGGAAAGAAGTGCTGTATATGGGTAACTATAAATTCGAAATCAACCCAGAGTTGAAAGACGCGTCACTCACTAAAGCTTGCGACCTACTTAACGCACTCTGCGAACAACACATGAGCTACTCTTGCAAAGAAAAGGTAATCTCGCTGCACTACATGATGGAATACCTGCGGCTTAACTACGACCTGGTCCCTAAGAAAGGTTAAAGAAAATGTTAAAGAGCGAGCCTAGTGAATGGGATTGGGTCGAGTGCCGAGCCTGCAAAGGCAGCGGAGAGGAACTTGCAGAGGACGATGAGGGCGCTTTTACTGTCAACTGCGATGTATGCAAAGGCAGCGGAGAGGTACGTGGTAAAATGAAAAAGTTCGTCATTAGGTATGAAGCTGAAGCTACGCTGGATGTAAAGGCTTTGTGGCCGGATGGTGACGCTCCCGAAAACCCCACTGAAGATGACGTGCGTGAGCTTATTGAATCTTGTGGAGGCATCCATCGCGTACTGGGCGATTGGAATCTTGGAGACAGAGACCTCTACGATGTGGTGGAAGACTAGTAAAGTCAATCAAGGGTCAGGAAGCACTGACACGACTTGATGGTTCGAGATTGACCTCTTTTTTAGGTGTGGGCATTCTGCTCAGTTGCCTTCGTTGATAGAATTCCTGCTTAAGATATCACAGGAAATTACAACTGGACGATTAGCTAACGTAGTGTTTGCCGCTACGAAGCCCAGTTCGACCCCTACGTAATAATTGGCTACAAATCCTGTCGCTGCTATGTTTGGTGTGCGATACACTATTCTACTTGTAGTTCCGCTATCGTCGTAAGTATCATCCCAAATGATTGTGCCTGTTGGACCTGCTATCAAGTCCTGAGATATGCCGTTAAACACGGTGTAACGAAGTCGCCACCTGACAGTTGCCCCAGCCTGGTTAGTGTCTACTGCCTTGGTCCAGTGCACATGGAAGCTAGCATCAGACAAAAAGCTGCTTTGTATTTTTGAGTAGCTATACACTAGGTCAGTGTCTCGCTTGAAGTGAAGACCAAGCAACGTTCCTATAGCTATCGGCTCTGGTCCCCCACCTGGAACAGTACTGTTAGTGCTAGGCGTTATCCCTGGTGTATGAATAATTCTGCTTACTGTTTCAGTATCATAGTTCTTGTCTAAGAAAGTACTAAGAACGTGCTGTTGAATAGCATCTGACTTGGGAGAACCAAGTTTCTCCGCTTGAAGCAGTGCAAGTAGTTCCGCTTTTGTAGGTGTGGGCATTTGTTGGCCGTTTTCAAACGTACATGTCTACTAGTTCACCAGTGATGGATATCACTTGTACTCGTGTTAGCCTTTGCATATCTACGAGGGTCTCTTTTGGTTGTTCCGTTACTTCAGACTTCTTGGGGGCTACCTCTTCTTTATCCGGGGATAATATGTCTAGTACGATCACCATAGAGAACCTCCAATATTAAAGGTAGCTTATATCCTGTGAAAAGCAACTGCACTTTGACATAACAAGAAATAAGGGTTAGGGTATGCCACATGGACGCCGCCACGATAAACAAAATGACCTCTAGTGCCAACCAGCATTGGAATACGCCACCCCGTATCCTAGCGCCAATCTACGTTAATTTCAGAGACATCGCGCTAGACCCATGCTCAAACCCTAACAGCATAATCACTGCTACGCAGAAGTTCTCCGGACCAGATATTGACAAAGACGGTCTGGCTGAGTCGTGGCAGTGTGGAGGGATGGTATACGTCAACCCACCATATGGCAGGAAAATCAAGCCGTGGGTACAGAAGTGCGTAAACGAAGCTAAACGTGCAAAAGAAGAAAGTAATGACACAGAGATTATACTGCTAGGACCTGCACGTACTGATACGCAATTCTTTCAAAAGCTGGTGTGTCCTACCGCAGACAAACTTTTATTGCTGGAAGGACGTGTTACTTTCTTGGGTGCCGCGTCTCCAGCCTTGTTTCCTTCCTTCCTGGCTTATTGGGGGCCAAGACCCGCTTTGTTTGAGCAAGCGTTCACAGGAATGGGCTGGTTCATCAGCCGAACGCCATGAGCGCGTCTTCGTATCCTGCTTTCATCAAACGCTGAGATACCGCAGGGTCAAACTCAGAAGAAGCAACTTCAAACATCTTGGCTGGTCTACATATCCTTAAACTCACTTCTTTTTTGGCGTGCTGAGAGTCAGCGCGCCTTAATTTATTGTGCAACTGCGTCATCACTATGTCGTTGTTAGCTATTTCAGCTAACATGATATCAATTACTCTATCAGCGTAAGAAAGTATACTGGTTACTTTAGCGTCCCACCTGTATTGTGCTTTGCCGCTACACAGAATCAAATCTATGTGTGAAGCTCCAGCGTGTATAGCAGCATCTAGCGGGGAAACGTGACGTATGCCCCCATCAGTGTGTGCTTCTTCGTTGATTATTACTGGAGGGTAAAGTATAGGGGCAACTGCGGATGCTAGTATGTGGTCTACAAGCAGATTTCTTTCTGCTTTTTCCGTACATATCGCAGTGGCACCCGTGCACATGTTCACACTTACTATTTGCAGCTTCTTTCCACTGTTCTGTAACTTGTCGTAGTCTAGGTTACGGTTAACTAGGGCTTTTAGCGGCTCTGCAGTGTAGATAGACGGTGCCCACAACAGGCTTAACGGTCCTAAGAACCTTTTACGCGCAACATCCCGAGTAGTTAGGCTAGCCCAGATGTCCGATAACACTGACACGCCTGGAGCCAAGGTTGGGTTTTGTACCAAAAGTGTAGCGTTTAGAGCACCGACAGATACCCCCGAAAACAAGTCGTACTGTTCTTCAAGCTCAACGAGCCTGCGTAACGCACCTACCTGGTACGCCCCTTTACTTCCTCCGCCAGAAAGGCACAAAGCACGCATGCCAGGACTTTAGCAGCGTGCTTTAACACAAGCAAGTAAGGTAAGAGTTGCTAGGGACTATGCCTTATGTTATCCTCGTGTAATGGATGCTATGCAAGTGTGTTACTTTATTGTAGTGCTAACCAAACAAGGTAGGCTACTTGACGCTTATGTCAAAGGGCGCTCAATAAGCGAGGCACTAGATAAGTTGATCGCGCAGCTAGACTTAGCAGGTAACATAGCAGAGTTTAAATTCACTAGAGTGAGCAAGTAACGTTCCGCAGAAAGCGGAACGTGTTGTCATCCGGAACGTGCTTGTCATCCGAAAGCGAAGATTACTCCTCTACGAAGTCTTTCTAGTGCGACGTTGCAATAGTTCCACGCATGGGCGAAGTGTGGGTCTCCTCCAGAGTAGATGAATGTGTGCCTCCCCTCTCCTGTTTCTTCGTTAGATACGTCGAAGCGCTTCACCAAGCGGGTGAGCATGGAGAACGCACGGTTCATGATAGCTTCAGGCTGCAGCTCTTTTGTGCGCTCATCCATGCACATCTGCACCAGCTTGTCAGGGTCGGGGCAGATAACATTAGTGCCTGCCCATTGGCTAAGCGCTACGTCTAAACTCAGGTATCTCGACAACACGCAGTAGTACTTGAACTTAAGCAAAGGACCAGCCTTCTTTATGGATATCTTAGTTCGTGGTCTATCGCTCCAAGTAACTACGTCTTTGGCTTCCTTCGCGTAGAAGGAAGCAAACACTTTACCTGGAAACTCTTGAGCGAACTCGATAACGCTGTCGTAGTTAGGCATCGCGTCGATTACACACAATTGAACGCCATATTCCTTCATCAAGACGCGCAGTCTTTTGAAGGGCGAAACTCTCTTTCCGTTCTCCATGTAGTTAGGATTATCTGTTTCAATAATCTCCACATGTCGTACCCGCTTCTTGCTCTCGTGTAGGTCAGCGATTACTACGTAGCAATAGCCACCACCTACGTCTACCCCCATAGCAGTTCCCTTTATTTTGCCAGGGGATGCCCACTCTAGCGTTGGGTCAACACAAGCCTTTAATTGACTTATGCTTACGCCTTGGTTCTCTTCATCGATATAGGGTAACCCTAGCTTGGCGTTGTAGAACTCGGACTTGTTAGTGGTGCGCTGATAGAAGTCCCACAGTGTGCGAAGAGGCATGTACTTCGATGTGAGCTGACTCACATGGAAGCTGGTGTAGCTAGCGCCTGGATTGTGCGCCACATAACGTCCATTTTGAGGATCGTTAATCACGTAGTTGCATTTTGGACAACGGAGATAAAGCTTTCCTCTTTTCTTGTCGTCTACAACGCAAGCAGGAAATGTGCGCGCAAGGTCAACTCCATCAGGGCAACCGCATTTTGCCATGAAGATATGCTGAGTACCCAGATCAAACCTAGCTGCGATGTCTCCGCTAGGCATTCCTGCCGTGGACATGAATATCTTCTCACGGTACACAGAGTGGCTGATGCGCTCTAGAGCCTGGTCAATGTCTTGCGCTTTACACAGACGTACTTCGTCAAACGCTACGAAATCCAGAGGTACTGAGTCTTTCGAGGCTACACCACCTAAATGGAACAGATAGAGAGACGACTTACCTATCTTTCGAAGTCCTAGTTTGTCTTGTGGGTCTATTGCCCCGTTAAGCTCAGGAATGGACTGAAGCAGTGGGGTTAGCCGGTCTTTCGACAGGTTCTCTACGCCTTCCTTTGTAGGAAAGTAAAGCCCTGCTTTACGTCCTTGATGTGTGTGCAGCCAGTGAATCAGGCGCAAAAGCATGAACACAGTAGCACCTAGCTGCGCTGCTTTTTGCCACACAACTTCAGTGTCGTTGCACATGTATATGGGCAACAAGTATCGGTGACTATTGAAGTCAATAGGGTTACCGTCTACTGTAACACCAGAGGTTTGCGTCCATAGCGCAAAGCTTTCGTCCGAAAGATGACGAAGGTCGTCTATCGTAATGTCTTCCGGCTTTACCTTCTTAGGCAGCCTTACTATCTCTGGTGCCCCGTCGATTGTCGGAGCAGACAGCTGCTGGTAGTCTCCCATCACTTCTCCAATAAGTTCAGATTGGCATCACCCTCTATTGCCCCTGCTTCTTGTACCTCTGGCTTTTTGCCTGCTGAGAAGAAGTTGGTATGATGAATGCCTATTTGTAACAATCCACCTAGCGCAGTGTTTATGTCCATACCGTCCGCAATACACTTAGTAGTCACGGCGTCTATACTCTTCTTGAGTGCGGGTGTAATCTGCACAAATATGTGGTTCTTTCCTCCCATAGGGAACACCAAGAATGAGTTAGGTACGGTGTTACCGTATTTCTCGAACAGTACGCTGAGAATGACCCCAAGGTCATCAATCATCTTAACCTGCTGAGCGGCAGAATTAGAGGAAGAAGACACCTGGCTGGCCATCCTCTTTTCTTTCTCTTTTTCTTGCTTGTAGAACTCACTGAAGGCTTCGGCGTCTTCGAAGCCCATACGCTCCATAATCACGTCGAGACCAAGAGCTTGCTCTGAGGACAAGCGGTTTACGCTCTCAGTAAATGCTGCGCGGTCTATCTGGCCTCGTACGTAGTTTCTACGCACCAACTGGATTTCGGCTTCTACCGAATCCCAGTCTTCGCGCACAATGCAAGGCAGCTCTTCATAGCCTACTTCTTTGCCTGCCTTGAATCTGTGGTTGCCGGAAACTACATAATAACCCTCGGCTTCTTTGCGCGGTACTACAATCAGAGGCTCATCAAATCCTCCCGTAAGGATAGATTCCTTCAGCTCTTTGAATACGTGCTTAGACTGCACGTTTGAGTTGTTCGGGTGCTCGGAGAGCAGGGCTACAGGAAGTAGCTTTGCTAAGTGTACTTTTTTAGCAGTAGAGTCTATGACTAACTTTTTGTTGTTCTCTACGCTGTCTTTTTTCTTCTTCATTGTCCCGCTCCATCAACGTCCAACAATTTACTGACTATTTCTTCTTCTTTTCCAGAAACTCCTGGGTGAGTAGGAAGTGCTACTAGCCGATTGGCTAGGTCCTCGGCCACTGGATATTCAGGAGTCTCCTGCCACCTGCGCTGCATTATTGGTAGTGTGTGCAAAGGAAATACAGGTTTGATTGCAGTGAATCTGCAGCCGTGCAGCTGTGCGATGGCTCTATTCGCGTTTTGTACTCTTACCGCACAGTACGGCTTCTCTTTAGAATCGGCCAGTACTATTTCTTTCTTACCAGCAAGAAGACTTGCATATTTGGCGAAGATACTATTCTGGTGCTGTTTTCGCTCTGCTAAATCTGGATGCTCTTTAAGTCGCTTGTGTGCCAGGGAGCAAATAAGCTCATTCATATTTGCAGATAGACCTAGCAAGCCGCTACGCACAAGCCGAAGCTCGTGCACTTGGTCTGAGTACTTGTGTATCACCAGACTACCAGTCCCTACTACTGGACCAAAATCAAAGACAGTAAAGGTACCAACACACGCTTCTTCGCTATTGAGCTGCGGTGGTAGGCGCGTGTCTATGATTGTAGGAAAGTCCTGTGTTAGGGACAAAAGTTCTTGATCTACAGGAGCACCGCACGGCCGGTCAAACACAACAACCACGGCTTTCAGTGTGTCTATAACTTCTTTCAGTAGTGAGGGTTCAAGCTGTAGTGTAGTTGGATTGATGTCCAGCAGGATAGGATTGCCTCCTGCTCTGAGAACTGCGCTCACCGTGTCTGTTGGGGCCGTTATCGGGAGCACAACAGGAATGTCGTGCGTCCTAGACCCTAAGACTTCCAGTATTGCGGTTATGCCTGCCTGGCAGCTGTTGAATACAGACGCAGCAGGACCGAAGAACGCTTCAAGTCTACACTGCTCAGTGGTGCCTGAATAGCAGTTTACATCCCAAGAATCGAAAGGAAGCATATCACTCACTCGGAATCACCAATGCCCTACATCTCGGGCACTTATATCCTTTGCGCGTAGACCTCAATGGACCGTCGAAGCCGCACTCAGGGCAGCTGTCATCCTGCATAGACAACAGCGACCTGAAACCGTCCTCGTCTCCATCATCCTCTGATGAGGAAATCCAGGAATTTCCTGTAGAATTACCTTCAGAGTCTACTAGTGCGCGCTTCTTAGGCATTACTTGGGTCTCCTACGGCAACCCAAAAGTTTCTTTCGTCCTTACTGATATAACCGTGCTTTTGCAAACTTGCAAGTACCTTTTGCGTAGCTAGACGGTCTAGTGAGGACTTAGATACGACTTCGTTGAATGCCGTAGGTGCCTGAAGGAGGCTTAGTACACGCTCACCGAACTTAATCTCCGTAATGGTCTTTTTCTTCACGGGTAGTCTACTCCAATGCAATGATGCTCTTCGTACGTTCCGTACTTTTTCAATGCTGCTTTAACAAGAGAAACATTTAGTCTGTGATGTTCGGATACGCCTTGGTCTTTCAACAGGCGTACATGTTTATCTGTTGGATATCCTTTGTTTTGGTGCCATTCATATTCCGGGTAGCTTTTGCTTATTTCGGACATGTATTGATCTCTCGTAACTTTCGCCAGCATGCTAGCAGCGCTGACTGCTGCTACGAAAGAGTCTGCGCGAGCTAAAGAAACCTGTGGGTTCTTTAGTCCTCTGATCTGATTTGTGCCGTCAATTACCACAAGGCTGTTAGGGTAACTAAGTACGGCGTCAGTAGCTAACTTTAGCACGGCTGCTTTGAGCACATTACCCGCCCCTAGAGTGGATATCTCGTGCACAGAGACTGTGTGCACTTTGGCGTACAAAGCCGTCTTCTTCACTACTTCAAGTCCTGCTTCTCTTGATTTCTCAGTAGTGTAAGCCTTGCTGTCCTTCACTTTTGGATGTGAGAACTCAGGTTTATACACTGCACAACCAAGGACTAATGGACCTGCTATGCAACCCCAACCTACCTCGTCTATACCTATCACATACTCAGGAGTATGTGTTGACAAGGCAGCCTTGTACATATCAATTACTTTTTGATCTTGCATTGACCGTTTAGGGGACCGGGGCTGCTTGTGGTGTCTCCAGGACAAATCCTAACCCTTTCTTAGTGTCAATCAAGTATTATTTCGGTCGCTGTTGTATTGAGCAATACTTCCGCCCAAGGTTTTTCTTCCGGCGACAAACACAGCCACAACGCGTAGCGTTGGACTTGACGGCTGTGGAGGATCTCCTTGTCGCGCACCCACGTTTACAACAAGTTCTCGGGATATAGGTCCCACACCTGTTCGAGCCGCTTCCCTCGTAGCCGTTCGAGCAACATGATTGGCCTCGTAGAAAGTGTAAGGTCCTTCAAGTACGCTGCTCTTCGTGACACGAAGATAGTATTCTCGTAAAGGACCTGGCGTACGCGTCATAGTGGGAAGACCTGGATTCGCGTCAGGACCATGCTTCCCGTGCCCGATCCGAATCGGTAGATGCCCAGGCCCAGGGTGGGCCTCGCTTGCCCATCCCACGCGGGAACCGCGTCCGCAGCGCCGCTCACCCCCGCAACGTTGGTTTGGACGATGCCGAGGGCGGCTGTGTTAGAAGCGAACCCGGAGACTCGCCAGCGGGCCGGCGTCTGCGGGCCATCGGCCACGACTTCGTAGCGGACCTTGTTGAGCGACCGATTCAGATTCGGCGTGGTCGGGAATGCGTAGTTCATACTCCAGGCACCCTGCACGGTTCCCGTGTTTGGCGCAGGCCCCGCGAGATCGACCAGATTCGACTGGATCTGCGACTGGTTGTCAAAATGGCGCATGCTGAAGCCGGTGACGTTGCCGGCGGCGAACCGGGCGATCGGCATCACCATGACTTCGATCCCAGAATCCTGCGCTCCGATGTCCACTTCAATCGCAATGCCGTTGGCTGGGATGGAGGTCAGCCCCGACAGAGGGTAGACCCAGCCGCCCGCGATGGTCGCCGAAAGAGCAAACCGAAGCCCCGTCTGCGACGGGTATGACGGCACAGAAACGCCGGCAGTGAGCGTCGGAATACCCAGTCCGTCCCAAGTGTTGAAGCCGCCTGACCGACGCACGAACGTGGGCGTCCCGAGCTGCGCCGCAGCGGTGACGGCGTTAGTCATGGAGACGTTCAACAATGGGGTTAAAGATGGCGGCGCCAAGGAAGCAGGATCCAAGGTGGCGGACAACACACCAGTTGCTGTATCACGCGTGACTATTCTATCGGGCATAAACTCCTTGTAGTATAGCTCATCAGGTCAAAAACACCAAGTCTATCTACCAGCTAACCTAAACAGGCCGCTGCGCAAAGATGTTGTAGGCTTCCACCTGCCTACAGCACGTAGTCTATCTAGTGACGGTAGCTTCCACCACACATGACGCTCGTCTGTTTCAACAAATTCAATATTGGGAGTAATAGCAAAAGCATGACAAGTGCTCTTTGCTAGGGACAAAAGGTCTACCTGCTCGTCCGAGCCTACGTTAAAGATGCCTCTGCCTCCTCGCAACAGTTTGGAAACACAAGCGTCTACAGCAGCTAGAAAATCTTCAATGAACAGGAACGTACGAAGCTGTCTTCCGGGGGTGTGCACAGGCAAGGGTGACCCGGCCTTAGCTGCAAGCACAAACTTGTTTACCACACCATGAAGTACAGTAGGTCCATAGACGTTAAACGGGCGTAGTATTACAGTTTTTCCTTGTTCTCGTTGCACAAATATGTGCTCAAATGTAAGAGCAGTCAAAGGCCTGATGGCTCCTGGGTCTAGCGGTGAAGTTATGACATGGCCGTGTGCTTCATCTGAAGCGACAGGAGCGCGCAAACCCAAATCAAACTCTCTATCTCCGTACACGCTAGAAGAGGATAGAAGAAGTACGGGAGCTGCGAGAGGAAGAGTGGCTAGCGCGCCATGGAGTCTGTGAGCGTCGCATATGTCGTACACCTCTGCACCAAACACCACAAACACAGGACGATCGGGGTCTACCCTCTGGACTAGCTCGTATCCGGACATGATTAGATGGTCACGTACGGACAAAAGTAGAGGGTGAGATCCTGCAACCACAAATTGAACTCTTCGCACGTATATCCTACTTCTTCAGCTCAGTCTCTGGACAAGCACAGTGTAGAGGTATCTTACCGCACTTAGTGCACTTAGGAAGTACTATGGGCGCAGACTTAGTATTACCGGGCATAAATCCAACTCGTTTTTGGAGACGTTAGTAGATAAGAGAGAGCAAAGACACGCACATGCTGCTCTCGCAGCATGCACTGAAAACCATTTTTGTATGTTACGAGATCCAGTGCACCGGACATATCCTCTACTCGCATCATCGCATACAGCGGTGCGTGATTCTTTGTGAACACCAACAAAGGTATTTTTCCTTGTGGTGTTTCTTCTACTGCCTGATCCCACCACTTATGCATGTGTGTTTTGTCTGAGGTGAGCATCTGTTCAAGTGTCCACCCCTCAACTTTTTTGCTCTCTACACAGAACGGAAAAGTTTGGTCGGGGGTAACAATGTCACCTGCCATTGAACTAGTGTCTACGCCAGCAAAACCACGGGTAGCGAACGCACCAGAGCCTGGCGTACGAAAGAACTTCGCATCCCACCAGACTTCAAACAATTTCACGAGTCTACGTTCAGCAGACTGTCCCTTCCGCCTGCTGTTCAGTCGCTTAGAGGATGTCCCACTCATATGTGTTCTCCGCGTACGTTACCGAGGGCTTCTCTGTAGCCGTTGATGGCTCTTTCTTGTGTATGTATACATAGCCTTTTTGGAGCTTGTCTTTAACCCTGCCACGCAAGTAAGAGTGCGCGGCGCTCAAGGTTGTAAACCTCTTTACAACCTTGTTTTCTCCTTGCGTGCCTATCTTACCCCAGGTTACCGACACTACCCAAGGTTTCGACCCGTCAATGACGGGTGCAGTGGTTTCTCTACCTAGCACAGCTTTCCAGAACTTGTTGTGCCCTTCGTTAGTGCACTCTAAGTGCTTCGTATCCAGGACATCCAGCATATCATTTACTTTCTGACTTAGCTCTAGAAGGCAGAAAAACTGCGTCCTTCGCGTTCCATCCACGCTCAAGCCGTTTGTAGATGTTGAACATAGAAACTACACATCGCTCATCCCTAGACCATTCGGACACAGTTTTGGTTTCCCCGTCTATGGTTAGCTTTACATTGCTCCTCGTGTTCACATTCTGCTCGGCACGAGAAGCCCAACGCACATTACCTGGTTCATACCCTTTATTAGTGTCTATGCGTTCTATGGTGTCCTTGATGTTTGGGCGCTTTCCTACCATGAACAAAAAAGCTTCGAAGCTGTCTCTCCACATGTCGCACACAGTGATTCCGCGTCCACCATAGTTTTTGTAGTCCTTGTTAGTAGGGTTGTGGCAGCGCTGAATCATATGCACCCAAGTAACGTACTCAGGACTTGCTTTTCCATAAGGCGATGCTCCGTGAGTTGTTTTGGACAACCCTACGGAGCATCTTTTGCACATCAGAGATTTTGAATTTAGTAGGTCGTACTTTCTTACAGGGTGCTCTGTTCGCCCACAAGCGCACTGGCATACGACCTTACCATGAGCTTCAGGTCCTATAACTGTCCAAGCTCCATACTTCTTTCCTATTTCTATCCCAGACATGGTAGAAATATCTATAGCACTGAACTTGTTCCCTGCAAGCCAGCTTACCGAAGCTGCTTTGCCTTCTTCGCACTAGCTATAGCCTGGTCTAGTACCTTCTTACCCATAGTACCTCCTTCGACCAGCTGAATCTTACTAGCCTCTTCTTTTGCAGCTTCACCTGCGAACTCTGCAATCTTCTTAACCACAACCTCAGGCGGATTCTCAATTACTTGCAAAGTAATTTCTTTTTGTTCTTCGTCTACTATACGCTGTACCGTGTAGTAGGTATCCATAAACATGCGGAATTTATCCGACAGTAGTAGCTGGTTAAATATGGTGCCATACGCAAGAAGTGTTGTCTCTTCCTGCTTTGTAAGTCCACCGGCCCCTGTCTGTTTATCATCCATGGTTTTCCTTGTCTATGAAACAATCTTCATTCGGTAGGGTTTTTCTGTACTGAATCCACGGCGCTCTGAAGTTACCTGAGAACGTGTTGTAGGCCATCTCGTCCAAAGAAGCAACCCTAGCCTGGTGCTCAAATGGCGACATGTGTCCCATGCTCAATAGCATGTCATGTCGGCTAACTTCATCTGCTATAGACTTCTTCACATTGTGTTTCTCGTACGAGACTGCGGCGCACCTAGCTACCGACAGCTTCAGTAGCAAGCCTGTAGCTTCGTGATGGCCACCAACTGCTTCCTTGTCTTCTTCAGACACTAACGGCAAGTGGTATTCTCCTACGCGACACAGTTGCTTCGGCTCAGAAGCTATTAGAGCGTCTCGCATAAGCTCTGCTGCCTTCTTTATTTCCGGTTGCGCTGCTTTGTGGCAGCGTAAGTTCATATAGTTGTCCCACTCCGTGGCAGTAACAATCTGCGTTACCCACGAGAAAGGCTCAGTAAGCCTGTTAGCGTACTGCTTGTGCACACCCAGCTTTGCCAGCGCTCTGGCATGGCGCAAAGAATCAGCAAGCGCCTCACGCCAAATTGCCTCAGCGGCTTTGTTCTCTTCCTCGGCTAAGAAGGTGTCCGCCTGCATTCCCTTTTGGTTTTTACCAAAAGCTTCAGGCACGAAGGGATTTTGTTCGATGGCGGCGCACCTCGTTTCTACCGGAATAGCTCTACTGGATGCTGTATTCCTGCTGAATACTCGGTGAGTATTTTGCTCTGCCAACACAATTCTTGGAAAAGTAACTACCATGGTAGTTAATCTTACATTTCCAGGAGCAATGGAATCACAGATTACTTCTGCACTATACATTTTGTGCCTCAATGATGGGTAACATCAAATATTGACATGAAGGTGTCCACACCTTGGTACAACTCTTTCAGCGAATGTTCGTTCTGCACCAAGAAATCAAACTTGTCCATAGTAAATTCCTGTGCTTCTGATGCATGACCTGCGATACCAGTTTCTTGTGCTTGAGAATCCGTCGCAGGTCTAACTACACGAATAATACTTCCCCCCTCAGCGCGAATAGCGGCAAGTTCGTTTGAGAACCTAACATCCGAAACTACGACTCCTCGTGCTGCTTTTCGTAGCTTGTCTTGTCGTGTCAAGCCTTTTAGCGGGTCGTACTCCCATTCCTTAGTATTTCCATCCTCGTGTAGAAGTGTTCTGGCTTGTGCAATCAGCGCGTTTATCCATATGTCTTCATGGACCGCTTCTCGTCCCCACTCTGTGCCTAGCGCCTGCAGCATCACTCTTGGAGACAAATTAGGATGCTCAGTTCGCAGCCAAAAGAACCAGTGAATTAAGGCTTTGTACGCATCTTCTACTTCGTCCGTACCAAGCAAAGACCTACAAAAGTCTAGACCAAGAAGAACTACGCGGCCCTCAGCTGCGCCCCACGCCTTACTTCCTTCCCGGTATCTGGGATCCTCAAAGTTGCGATACTGCGAAGCACCCCAGAGTTGCTGCTCTGTGAAAAGAAAGACATGATAGCCAAAACGTTTTATTGGGTCCGCCAGTGCCATCCTAGCGAAGCCGTGTTCGTGGATCAAATGCTCAGCCACAGTGTCTTTGCCTGACCCTAGTTGTCCAGATACGCCAATTATCCTAGTCCTGTGCATCGTCATTCCATTTCTTAGCAGTTTTTGTGTAGACCACAAGGACGTATGCCTACGTTGACAAATAAGCGTGAGTAAGTTACATTACCTATTACCAGCTGACAATGTAAATGCTGCGGTATTACAAGTTCAGCTACGAGGTAGCGCGTGACAACATCTGAGTTGTTTGAAGAACTTCGTAAGTTGATACAAGGTGACATTACTCATAACTTGGGTAAAGCCACCGGCAATCTTACTTACTTGCTAGAAAGCGTGTACCGGGGCTTTGCCCCTGCTGTGGACATTGTTGAAGTTACCACAAGTTACGTAGCTAGCAGCTCTAATAGTTTGATAATCGCGGACGCGACTGGAGGCAACGTAAACATTACATTACCAGTAGCTTCTTCCCTAATAGACATAACCTACGGTACCTCTAAGATATTCTACGTAAAAAAGGCTGATGTATCAAGCAACCTTGTACGCATACTAGCCACAGGGTCAGACACGATTGAAGGTGCTAGCATACTAACTTTGTCGTCCCCACTGCAATCAGTGCTGCTTGCTCCTGATGGTAACGATTGGTTCATTCTCGCAACTAACGGAGCAGGGGGCGGCGGCGCAGCAGTTAACACGATACCTTCTATTGGTGGTCTTGCACCTGCTACTTATCTAGACGACTCTAGATACTGGACCCTTGGATCCGACCCTCTAGCCATTCCTAGCGGCACACTCGCACTTTTATGTAACCCAACCCTGGGAGCGGAACAATATGACAACCGCTACTTTTGTGGAACTAGGAACAATACTGCAGCAGCTGGTGGTGGTGTGTGTTTTTACACTGAAAACGCGTTTAATCCTATCGCTAGAGGATTCGAGCTTATCACGGACACAGGAAACCGTAGGCAAGCAATGTGGCTAGATCGCTCCATGGTCGGCAAATGGACACTCATGGTCCTTACTTGGAATCACTCGGCGGGAGACATCACTACTAGGTTCTATATTAACGGAACTCCAGTATACGAAGGCGCTGTGTTCGGCTCATCAGTCGCTGTAGGAGGAAGCTTGTGCCTGGGTACCAGCGCGGCAGGAGTAATTGCGGGCGCGGACGGAGCTAACGAAGGCTGGTTCAACGGCATGGGCTATGCTACGCGCGCACTACCCTACGAGCAAGTAGCAGAGCTTACAGACGCTGTGTTTCAAGCGAATCAGTTTGTTAACATACCCACTGGCGGAGGATGGACAGGAGCTTGGCGCGTTGGCTCGGCTGAACCCGGCACGTCTTGGACTGCGTCATTTGGTACAGGCGCGCTGACAAGAGTGGGAAGCGCAGCTGGGTTTGCTAATAAGTATTCAATTTGGGGCTGACTACCTTCTGCAGGGGTCTGAAACCACTGTTGTAAGGTCAGCTAATACCTGGGCTTCATCAGTTCTTAACCGAAAGTAAGTGCCGCAAAGGTCCCAGTCATCGCGGTATTCCGGTGCCGTGAAGTAGTAGAATACTTCGCCGTTCGTTAGCTGTGCGCACATTTCAGACTCAGTAACGGTGACGGGACGGTAACTCTGGCCTTCCTCATCTGTGAAGAGAATTATCACTCTCGCAGACGAGTCTCTCCACCCAACGTCCAGAGTATCATTCCCAATCTCCCATATAACGTCCAACGTAGGCTCTGGAGCAACCGAGCCTCGCAATCTGTCAATGACAAAAGCTGCTATAAAATCTTCGTAAGAGGATAGGGGCAGAAGTACGTTAGAAGAAGACTCTCGTAAACTAGGAAGGTAGCCAGGTTCTGGAGCCTGTACAATCGCAAACTTAAAGTTTGGGTTTCCAGAGAACATGCCAGAGAACGTGCTAACTACGCTCACTATCGTACCAATCTCATCTGACATGCTTCCCGACGTATCAAGAACAAATACAATATCGAACGTAGTATTAACCGCAGGTGAACACGCACTAGATACTAGCGTACCGTCTACACATCCGTCGCAGTTGTTGTCGTACCCGTCGCAGGCAAATAGCCCTACCTCGTCAGCTGGTGAAATAGCACCTTCACAGGCTTGCCATTCTCCGTAAGAGCAAACTTGTACTCCTCGCCTGCAGGGTGAGAGCACAGTGCCTGTGGCCACAGTATCGTCATCGTAACAGTACCGCGCTACTGGGCCACGCTCATCGCCATCAATGTTTCCATCGCAGTCGTTGTCTAGTGCATCACAAATCTCGAAGGTGCACTCGATCCTAGAACAGTGCCCTAAGATACAACCGAACCCGCTCTCAGGCGCACCACACTCCCTATCAAATTCACAGTTTTGCCCAGAAGTATCAACGGCTCTGCATAGGCCAAATCTGCACTCCTCTGTAGCAGATTCACAGGGGTCAGACGTTCCGCACATGCAGCGGTCTATGTCACACCTATCCGTAGTCGCTGCTGGACAAGCATTGTCGCAGCTTCCGCAATGATAAAAGTCATTCGCTATGCCGCTATCCATACCAGGTATGCATACAGGCCGAGGAACATAGCCGTCTAATGTAGGCGGGGGCAGCACATACGCATCAGGCAGTCCAGGTACACGCGGAGGAACAGTGCAACCGAATGACAGCAAGGAAAGCAAGAACAGTATGTGATGTCGCATATTCATGGCCTCATATATTACTCTGGTTTAAAGACCGTACCTGATAGCGTCTTTTAGTGTAATTTGGTAGACAGCATCCTCCCTGAAGGACTGTCCCAGAGTATTAAGCTCTCGGATTTCTCGGTCAAAATAGGCCGCGCGCTCTACACAAGCTTTAAAAAACAAGGCACGTTCGTTCAGTGCAACATTGTCGGAAAGCGCAATCATCAAAGTAACAGCGTCTGACTTATCAGGTATCTCGTTGTTCATTCGGTCTACTAGCCGCTTGTACGCGGTCTCTAAATCTTGTATACGCTGTTTTATCAACTTACGCAAGACTTGTCCTTGCGCAGTGATGTAGTCTCCTCCTCTAGCGTCAATCAGTTCAACTTTCATCTTTGTATTACTCCTCAAGAAGAGAACTAACTCCGTTCTCCTTAACAACAGTCACTTGCTGAGAGAACAACTCTTTGAAGTCAGGTTTGTGGGTAACTACGAACACAGTATTATACCTGGCTTTTTGGTCGTTCAATAGGCGTACTATGGCCTCTGTGCCGGAGCGGTCAATAGACTCGAATGGCTCGTCCAAGAATCTCCACGGAAGCTGCTTAGCCGTGCGGAACTGAGCCAGGTCTCCCAGTGCCATGGCAATCACTAAATCCGCTCTGGCACGCTCTCCTGCGCTTGCTCCACGGTAGGAAGTAGCTCCGTGTGCTTGTTGGCAGGTGATAGTGAATTTGTCTTTCTCCTGTCCACTCTTCAAAGCAGTCTTTGTAGAGAAAGAAACAGACATTTCACCGTGCGTGAGCAAGTCAGCGTAGTACTTTGCTCTGTCGTTGAGAATTGGCGTAACGTAGTCTAGCATGAAGCTACGCAATCCTGCAGGGCTGAACCCTTCAACCCAGAAAGAGCAAAGCTTCACTTCCGCTTCCAAAGTTGCGATCACACCTTCTTGTTTAGCAATGTTTTCTTTCGTAGTCTGTATCGCTGCTTCTTTCTCAGCGATTAGAGAATCGAAATCCCGTGAATCTGTGCGTATGCTATCCAGGCTGGCTTTCTCTCTTACCAAGTCAGCTATTGCGCGCTCACGTAACATCTTTACACTTTTTAGAGCATCGATCTTTGCTTTGACTGCTTCTTCTGCCTCGCGCAGCTGCTTTACCGCTCGGCGCTTTTCCTCAACTACTGTCATCTCTTCGCGCTCTAAGTCACGTTTTTGTGCTTTTAACGAAGAAATAAGGTTAGTTGCGGATATCAGGTTTTTCTTATGAGAATCCAAATCAGCCTGCAGTTTACCTATTACCGCCTGCGTATGAGCTACTGGAACTTGTTGGTGGCAGGAGTCACAAGTAGCACCTAGGTTGTTCGCCTGCTCTATAGCAGCGTTTGTCATGCCAATTTGTTTGCGAGCAAAAGCTTCGTCCCAAGACGCTTGCTGAATTAGCGCATCTTTTGCGGCAAGTGCAGTCTTCAGCGGTTCTAGACTCTCAAGCAGGATATCTTGTTCTATGCGATTTGCTTTAGTGCGGTAATCAAAATGCGCGTTTGTCAGCTCTTGCTCTTGTGCCAGCTGAATATCCGCTTCAGAGATTTCTGCTTGTAAAGAAGAAATTCTGGCTGTGTGCGCCGCTCTACGCTGGCGCAGTGACTCTTCAAGCTGAAGCTTGACGGTACGCAGATTTCCTACGTCAGCACTGTCTCCAGTCAACTTAGCATTCAAGGCTAGTAGCTGAGTTGTGTGCTTTAGGATATCCCCTTCCAAAGTCTTTAGTTTACCTCGCGCAGTTTCGTACGCCTGAGCAAGTTGGTCGGTCTGAAGTAGCGATTCAAGCAATTCCTTGATCGCTTTGTCTGTCAAGCTAGCAACCTTTATGCCAGCTCCGGGCATCATAGCCCGGAAGGTATCAAAGTCGAAACCAACAAGCTGATTAACCACCTCTTGCATAGTCTTAACCTTGCCAGAGGTGCTCAGCAGCATTCCGTCTTTGCTTACAACTAAATCATTTGGTTTCTTGGCCCTAGTATCCAGCCTGTGCCTTGATACTACGTAAGTACTACCGTGCTCCTCTATGGTCAAGGAAACACAGCAGTCTTTGCCTGTGGCGGTATTAACCACTTCATCGGAAGACAAGCCTCTGACAGTTTCGCCCCACAAGCACCAACAAAGAGACTCAAACAGTAGGCTTTTACCTGAGCCGTTTGAGTCTGCGTTTGGTGCGTCCTTGTTGACTCCTGTGACTAAGATCAGCCCTGGTTTATTGAGCGGCAAAGATATCTTGCCGATAGACCCAAAGTTCTCAATCTTCAGGTTTGTCAGTTGCATTTGCTTGCTCCAAAATAACACATTGCATACGTACTACGTAAGTACCATCTGTGTAGTTTGCGACTTTGTTTCGTACTTGCTCAACAATCGTCTTACTGAGCAGATCCGCTAAGTCTGCTTTTCCATTTGCCACGGAAATCTCAACAGTGGCAGTAAGTGTAACTACGTGCCCAACATTGCGGTCAACAACAACTTTTATTGAGTTTTTCACGTCAACATCAGTATCACAGGTAGGCCGCACCGCAGCACATACCTAGCTGAATTACTAGTAAAGCTAATACAAGCAGTAGTAATACGTCTAGCTCATTCTGCATTTGCAACGACTAAAAGAGTCTTGCCATATGTTACAAGGTCAGATTTCTCAATTCCAGGAAGATGGGATTTAACCCAAGCTTCGTTTGCCTTAACCCAAGCAGGAACCATTGCAACTGGAGACAGATTCTCCTCGGAAAGTTCAAGTGTAGCAGCCTGCACCTCAGGAGGCATGTATATTACTTCACAGTTTTCAGCCCCGGACGATTGGCGCAGAGAGTCTATTTCCGCAGGAGTGTGCTTCTTGCTAGTTAAGATCCTCACGAAATCCATTGGCCTTGGCTTAGTCTGTGACCCTTCCTTTGACAGGATGAACTTAGGAGCACTTTTAGTTTCGACAAAATCGAAATCAACATGGTCTAGATAGACCTTCACATGAAGAAATCCGCGCTTGGTGTTGGCGTCTCCCCAGTTATGCTGGTGAGTAGCGCCAACGTACCAACCATTCTTAAATAGCTGCTGATGTTCGTGATAGTGCCCAAAAAAGCAACCAGCAAACTTCTGCCAAGGGATGTCACTGACACTGACGTCGTTGTCACTGACGAGTACGTAATCTGAGCCAACCTTTGCGCCTTGAATGCCTAAATGCGCGAATAGGATATGGGGCTCATTTGGAAGGGTAGAATTTGCTGCAGTGGCGATGCACTCTGCAGCTTGCTGTCTGTCGTCGGTGTACGGTACAAAAGAGTAGGTTACTGTGTCCTTGCGTAATCCGTACATACGCAAGGTACGAGGAGCCAAGCCAGGAGTGTCTGATGGAGTATTCCAGTCTATTACTCTGCACCCGTCAATTCGTTTAAACACTTCTAGACTGTGAATTTTGCCGTCTCTGTCTGCGTAGTCGTGGTTCCCTGGCATCATCCAAACTCGCGCTACAGAGGCCAAAGAAGAAATGGCCCTGTGCATTAAGTTTAGTGCGACAGTTGGGACTGCTTCTCGTGTGTGAAACAGGTCGCCACAGAAGAATACTTTCTTGATGTTATTGGATGCTACGTACTTCTGTATCTCTGCTACTACATCATACGAAGCTTTTAGACGTGAGTTAACAAAATAGTTTTCGTAGGCTTCTTCCTTAGCCCCAAAGGGAAAAGTATGCGCATGATGGTCAGAGAACACAACGAATTCATCAATCATTACATCCACCATAGGTTAACTCGCTTATTAAGGCTAGCGTAGCGTATTTCTAGCGGTCGTCCACCATCCTAGACCACTCATGAACGCAACGCATTGCTGCTGAAGCCCCTGCGATCCAGTTTTCCACCTCAGTTTTTACGGCGGAGACAAAGTCTGTGCAACTAGGTTTGTTATTGGGGGCATTTAAATCGACTACGACGTTTCCGTCTTTAGAAGCATACCAGTTATCTTCTTGATAGAAGACTGCGATGGGCTTGCTATGGTATAGTCCACTTAGGTTGACGCGAGCTACAAAAAGTTTTTCTTCTTTATACATAGACCGCTTTTGTGTACTCTTAGACTTCTTCATTCAGGCACCTCCTCCAGCGTGTCCTTCGCAAGGTCGTTGGATCATCGCTTTCGTCCCTTCCTCACATCGGCACAGACGCGCCGTGCGATAGAACGACGGTCGTCCTTGCGGCTCCATCCGACGCTATCGAGCGCCCATTCCGCACCGCGTTCCTCGGCGCACTTGAGGCACACGCCGCACGGGCCACTCTCGGGTTCATCCGCTTTTGTCTCGCGGCAT